ATCAGCGCCCCCAAAGAAGGATAAAGGACCTGAGTGGGACTATGATGCTATCAAGGAAAGGATGAGAGGTAAGACAATTGTATTCTGTCTACCTGGACGTGGAGTATCATATACATTTCTGAAGAACTTTGTACAACTGTGCTTTGATATGGTACAGAATGGTATGAGTATTCAGATTAGTCAAGATTACTCATCTATGGTTAACTTTGCACGTTGTAAGTGCTTAGGTGCTAATGTATTGCGTGGACCTGACCAGGTGCCTTGGGATGGTAAACTTCACTATGATTATCAATTATGGATTGATAGTGATATTGTATTTGACACTAGTAAGTTCTGGCAACTATGTGACCTTTCATTGAATGCAGAAGGTGAAGAGAAAGAAATTACTGCTGGTTGGTATTCTACTGAAGATGGTAAGACTACATCAGTAGCACACTGGTTGGATGAAAGTGATTTCAGAAACAATGGTGGTGTTATGAATCATGAGATGGTTGATAGCATTCAGAATCGTAAGAAACCATTTACAGTAGACTATACTGGATTTGGATGGGTAATGATTCAGAAGGGTGTGTTTGAAGACTTCAATGAAGATGGTACTAAGAAGATACCATATCCATGGTTTGCACCTAAGATGCAAGTCTTTGAGTCTGGTGCAGTACAGGATATGTGTGGTGAGGATGTCTCATTCTGTTTAGATGCTATTGAAGCAGGATATGAGATCTGGTGTGATCCAAGGATTAGAGTGGGTCATGAGAAAATGCGTGTAATCTAAGAGGTATTAAATTATGGCAAAAGTTAAGAAGTCACTGTTGGGTTCAGTATTCATTGAATCCCAACCCAAGAAAACTAGACAAGGTAATGGGAAGCACACAAAGTATGCTGCAACCAGCAGTAATAATGCTAAGAAGCGTTATAGAGGTCAAGGAAGAGGATAATACATCAAAGGCACTTACATAGGTGCCTTTTTTTATGTTATAATTAAATTAGCGGAAAATCTCTCGTCTCTCTATGGCATGTTTAATTTGTAACCTCCCTAATGTGGAGGTTTATGTAAGAAAAGAATACCTTACTGACCATACTTCTGGTTGGGGGGAGTTTGTAAAAGGTTGGTGGGTATCAGCAAAGAGTATTCCTGGTAGGGCATTCTATTTTGAGACCTACCTTCCTGAGTATGCTGCAATGTATGATAAACTACCTATCAGTGCATTTGTATCAGAACCAAAGACACCTGACCCTGATATGAGTCTGTATAATCTACAGTTCTGGAATTGTATGGACTATGGGATTGTAGCAGTTCAGAAGCAGTTCATTGGATCAATGGACTATGAGGTGTTCACAAGGGACCACGGCACCCAGAAAGGCACTTATGTATGTACTATTGATAATTACCATCAAGACATTGATACTGTTGATTACAGCACCTCTGAGTTGCCTTCTGAACACAAGTCTCATAACCTGATTGAATTAGACAATGGTCAGTATTGTTTGTATCCTAATAACAGAACGCGTATCTATGATAATAGTCTGACACCAGAAAATCCAAAGATGCCTGACTTTAAAGTATCAACTGAGTTTTATCAGGTTGAAAATGGTCATGATAGAATGGGACTTGGTGATGAGGACTCATATTTCTGGAAAACTGCTAAGGATAAACAGAATGAAATTAATGATCTTGTAGATCCTCTTTAAATTTTTTAATAACCCCTATAAATAAAGACATATCATAGTGTCTAGATCATGCCTGTTCAAAGGGTAAGTAAACCATTTAAAGATATAAGTGCATCTTTTCAAACAAATCCTTTGAACAGTGATCTTATTGCGTTAAAAAATGAGAATGCAATATCCAGATCTATTCGTAATTTAATTCTTACAGAACCAGGTGATAAACCATTTCAACCTACTTTAGGTTCTGAAGTTTATGAATCATTGTTTGATCAATTAGATCAAATTACAGCAGCATCAATACAATCACAAATTGAAGATACAATTATTAAATATGAACCTAGGGTACAATTGAATGCTGTTGATGTATCTGCAAACATCCCTAATAATGCTTTTGATGTTCAAATAAATTATGAAATTATTGGGATTGAAGCATCATCCCAACAAATCAATTTCGCATTAGAGCTCACTAGGTAAATGCCTTTAGTAAATTTCAGCAATCTAGATTTTAATCAGATCAAAACATCCTTAAGGGATTACCTTAGTGCGAATTCAAACTTTACTGATTATGATTTTGAAGGTTCTAACCTTTCAACTATTATTGATCTACTAGCATATAATACATATATTAATTCTTATAATGCTAACATGGTGACCAATGAGGTCTTCATTGATAGTGCTACACTAAGAGAAAATGTAGTATCACTAGCAAAAAATATTGGTTATACACCAAGACCAAGAAGAGCAGCAAAAGCATTAGTATCATTTGCAGTTGATGTTAGTGGCACAACAACTGTTGCTGTTACCTTAAAGAAAGGTATTGTTGCTACTACATCCTCTACCTTTGGTGGCGCAAGTTTTACATTCTCAATACCAGAAGACATTACAGTTGGTGTTGATGAAAATGGTTTAGCAACATTTGACACAATTACAATCTATGAAGGTGTCTACATTCAGCAAGAGTTTACTGTAAACTCCAGAACACCTGATCAAAAATATATCTTGTCTAATTCTGGTATTGATACTAATTTAATTAGAGTAAATGTAAAGGATTCAGCAAACTCTACTATTGTTAGAAAATATACACAATCAAAAGGATTGTTTGATGTAAAGAGTGATTCACCTATATTCTTTTTACAAGAAGCAGAAAATGAAAGATATGAACTTTTATTTGGTGATAATATCTTTGGATTATCTGTGCAAGAACCAAATGTAATTCAAGCAGGTTATATTGTATCTAATGGCGAGACAGGAAATAATATCTCAAGACTATCTTATGCAGGACAATTAGTTGACAACAATGGTGGATCACTGACAAGTAATATAACAAGTTTGTTTATTGATCAACAAAGTTATGGTGGTGCAGAAATTGAAAGTGTAGAATCAATTAAAAAGTTTGCACCTCAGATCTATGCCTCTCAAAACCGTGCTGTTACAGCAGTTGATTATGAAGCAATGATTCCAAAGATTTATCCTGAAGCAGAATCTGTTTCTGCTTTTGGTGGTGAAGAACTAACACCTCCAAAGTTTGGAAAGGTATTAGTTGCTGTTAAACCAATCAATGGTGTATTCCTTTCTAGCACTATTAAAGATGATATATCAAGACAACTAAAGAAATACTCTGTTGCTGGTATTATACCAGAGATTGTTGATTTGAAGTATCTCTTTGTTGAAACTAATTCATATGTTTATTACAATGAAAATAAAGCACCCAGTGCAACAACAGTAACTGGTCTCTGTAGAAAAAATATCAATTCATATTCAAACTCATCAGAATTGAATAAGTTTGGTGCAAGATTTAAATATAGTAAGTATCAGAATGTTTTAGATAATAGTCATACATCTATTACTTCTAATATTACAACAGTTAACATGCGCAGAGACTTGCAAGTTGTATTGAATGCATTTGCAGAGTATGAGATTTGTTATGGCAATAGATTCTACATTAAGAACCATGGGCATGGAACACATGGTGGTGAGATTGGTTTTAATATTAAATCATCTGGTTTTAAAGTATCAGGTATCAGTGATACTGTTTACTTAGGTGACAGTCCAAATCAAGACTTGAAGACTGGTAGAATTTTCTTATTTAAATTAAATTCTGAAACTGAATATGTAATTGTAAAACAAGATGTTGGCACAGTTGACTATATTAAAGGTGAAATCATGTTGTCACCAATTAACATCATTTCTACTGTAGTAAATAGAGGTGAGGCACTGATTGAAATATCTGCTACCCCTTACTCCAATGATGTAATTGGTAAGCAAGACCTTTATCTTCAACTTGATACTTCAAATGTGTTCATTAATGCTGTAACAGATGAAATTGCATCTGGTGATGATATATCAGGAAGCAACTATATTGTTACTTCTTCTTATTCAAATGGAAAACTTGTTAGAGGTAAAGAGGTCTTAGCATCTTCATCTACCATAACAACAACAGCAGAAACTAGCACATCATCTCCAGTTATTCAACAGAATACTGTTACAGTAATTTCTGGAATGGATGGCACTACAACCTCAACAACATATTCATCTGGAACATTTAATACACCAAGTTCTAGTACACCATCAAGTTCATCAGGTTCATCTTCAGGTTATTAATAAGAAATGGCGGTAGATAGAGTACAAATTCAGGATGTATTATCATCCCAGATTCCTTCCTATGTACAGGATGATTTTCCTTTACTAGTAAATTTCTTAGAAGAGTATTATATCTCTCAAGAGACACAGGGTGGTGTCCTTGATTTGATTCAAAACCTTGATCAATATGTAAAAGTTGAAGAACTTGCTAATCTTAAGACAGAGGCAGTACTGGGTGCTGACATTGATACAGAGTCAACATCTATTTTACTATCATCTGATGCTAATTTTACGTATGGATTTCCTGAAACTAATGGCCTAATTCAAATTGATGATGAAATCATCAAATACAGCACCAAGACTGCAACCACCTTAGAGGGGTGTGTGAGGGGTTTCAGTGGTGTTATAGAGTATGTTAATACCATTACACCAGATAAGCAAACATTTCTAAGCACAGTTATTGAAGAGCACAAAAATGGTGCTACTGTTAAGAATTTAAGCGTACTCTTCCTGCAGGAATTTTTTACAAAGTTGAAGACACAGGTTACACCTGGGTTTGAAAATAGAACTCTTGCATCCAATTTAAATCAAAGAAATTTTATTTCAGGTTCTGATAGTTTTTACAAATCAAAAGGAACAGATGAATCATTTAAAATCCTATTCAAATCAGTTTATGGTGTTGATGTAGATATATTAAAACCAAATGAATCTTTAATTAGACCATCAGATGCAAATTACGTGGTCAGTCAAGACTATGTTGTAGAAAAATATGTTGGTGATCCACTAGATTTGAAGAACAGAACTGTTTTTCAAAATTCTACAAAAGCAAGAGGCACAGTTACAAAGGTAGAGAAGTTAAATGTAGATGGAGACTTCTATCAAATTTCAATTGATACTGGATATCAAAGAGATATTGATGTTAATGGAACAATTTATGGTAAGTTTGAACCTAATTCAAAAACATTACTTATCAATAATGTAAGTGCTGGTTCAACAATTATTGATGTTGACTCAACAGTTGATTTTGCATCATCTGGTTCTTTATCAATGATTGATACAAATGGTGATGAGCAATTAATTAATTACACTGATAAAAATTTAACAC